ACAAGATGCAAGTTCAATAATTAAACTACAAGATGATATTAAGCCTGCAGACCCAGTTACAGAAAACATGGCAATGTTAAAACAAGAGCCAGTAAAAGCATTCAAGTATCAAGATCATGAAGCGCATATAAGAGTTCATATGGCAGCAGCTAATGATCCAAAGATAAAAGAAATTGTAGGGCAGTCACCATTTGCAGGCGCAATACAGGCAGCTTTATCTGCACACATAACATAGCATGTGGCATTTCAATATAGAAAAGAGATAGAGAAAAATCTTGGCGTTTCTATGCCTAATCAAGAAAAACCATTACCAGAAGATGCGGAAGAAGAGTTGTCAAGAATAACTGCAGAAGCAGCAGAAAAGTTATTGAAATCTAATACAGCTGAAGCTCAACAAGCACAGGCACAAAGACAACAAGAAGACCCATTAACTCAAATTCAACAAAGAGAGCTTGCCATAAAAGAACAAGAGCTTGAACATAAGAAACAAATGGACATGGCTAAACTAGAACTGGAAGCTCAGAAAGCGATGATGAATGATAAAAATCAAACCGAAAGACTGGAGTCTGAAAACAAAAGAGAAGGTGCGAGACTTGGTGTTGCCCTTACAAAAAATTCTTCAGACGCTCAAATTCAATCTCAAAAGATTAAAAATGAAGCTGTCGCAGAAGGTACGAAGATTGCTGTAGACATAGCAAAAGATTTAGCAAATGAGTAAAAATGAAACTATATACACATACATTATCAAAAAAGTTCAGGAAGAAATAGATGTTGTCTCTGACTATCTTTCATCCGGCAGACCTAAAAACTTTGAGGAATATCAAAGACTTGTCGGTAAAATCGAAGGCTTGTCAATTTCCAAAGAACTGTTGCAGGAAGCTGAAAAACGATTTATTGAAGATTAGGGGTTTTCAAATAGTCAACACCTGTGTATATTTAAAGTAACGATATTTCAGACGATAGAGTCTGCAAGGTGACTGTGAACCTAAATCACTGCAAAAAGGACCAGAGATGTACTCTGCAGAAAAAATAGAACTAGACGAAGAAACTACTCGTAAATTACCTGAACCACAGGGTTACAAACTATTAATAGCAATACCAAAGTTAGAAGAAAAAACTATTGGTGGTGTTATTATTCCAGACAAATTAAAAGGAATGGAGCAAACAGCCTCTATTATAGGATTGGTCATAGCTTTGGGAAAAGCTGCATATAATGATGCAGATAAGTTTCCAGATGGACCATACTGTAAAGAAGGTGATTTTGTAATATTCAGATCATATTCTGGTACAAGGTTTAAACTCAGAGGTGAAGAATTTAGATTGATCAATGACGATACAGTTGAAGCTGTTGTTGATGATCCTAGAGAATATACGAGGGTGTAATGGAAAATACAGCAGAAAAAATAGAACAAGAAATTGATATGTCTAACGATCCTATAGAAATAGAAGAGATCAATGACACACCAGAAGCAGACAGAAAGCCTAAGAGAGCAGAAAACGTAGAGCCTCAAATACCAGATGATGATGAGGTATCTAAGTACTCAGGCGATGTGCAAAAAAGAATTAAACAGCTTAAATATGAGTATCATGAGGAAAGACGGCAGAAAGAAGAAGCTGCTAGAACTAAAGAAGAAGCAATTAGTGCTGCTTCTAAGCTCATGGAAGAAAATAAAAAATTAAGAAAAACCCTTGATGAGGGTGAGGGTGTTTTAGTTGAGCAGGCTAAAAGCAGAGTTCAAGCTCAGTTAGATCAGGCTAAACATAAATATAAAGAAGCATATGAGGCAGGCGACCCTGACAAATTAGTTGAAGCACAAGAAGAATTAAGTGCAGTACAAAACGAAAAGTTCAGAGTAGAAAGCTACAAGCCTCCTGTAAGAGCAGAAGAGCCTGATGTGTCTCCTCCACTCAATCAGGCTCCTGCACAGCCGCAAGTGCAAGCGCCTACTGGAAGAGATAAAGAATGGCTTGATTCTAATAGTGACTGGTTTCAAAAAGAGGGTCATGAGGATATGACAGGTTTCGCAATGGGCGTACACCAAAAACTAGTTAAAGCAGGAATTAACCCTAAACTAGATACAGAAGAATATTTTAAAAGAATTGATGATGCTATGGGAAAAGCTTTCCCAGATCATTTCCAAGACAAGCAGAATGTTGAGACAGAAGAGGTAGAAGCACCTCAACGACCTGCTGGTAACGTGGTTGCCCCTGTTAATAGAAGTGCAAAAAAACCACGCAAAGTGCAGCTAACCTCCACCCAGATAGGACTCGCTAAACGTCTGGGAGTTACACCTGAACAATATGCAGCGCAACTATTGAAGGAGTCAATATAATGGCTAATCGTGACCCACGCACACTTGAGACAAGAGATACATCAGAACGTAAGGTAACTTGGAAACGAGCTAATGCTTTACCAGACCCCGATCCACAAGAGGGAGTAGAATTCCGTTGGATTCGCACATCAACACTTGGTCAGAATGATAATACTAATGTTTCATCTAAATTTCGTGAAGGTTGGGAGCCAGTAAAACTAGAAGATCACCCAGAACTTAAAGTTTTACCAGATGTCGATTCCAAATTTAAGGGTAATGTAGAGGTTGGGGGACTGTTACTTTGCAGGAACTCAAAGGAAAACATGGATGCTCGAAGGGAATATCATCAGCAAAAAACTGCTAGTCAAATGGCAGCCGTTGATAATAATTACATGAGAGAGTCCGATCCACGTATGCCAGTACTCAGACCAGAGAAAAGCACACGCAAATAAGAAATAAATTTTAACTTTTTTAAATGAAGGAGACAGTATATGTCCGCAACAGCAGCTCCTTTCGGTTTAAGACCAGTTGGAAACCTTGGTGGAACTTACAATAGTTCTTTTCGTCAATATCCAATACTGAGTACTGAATCAACAAGGATATGTTTCGGTGATGTTGTTAAGTTAACAGACGCCGGAAGTACTACCACTATCCAAAAAGATACTGGTACCACATCAGCTACACCCATTGGTATTTTCATGGGTTGTCGTTATACAGATATTAGCACAGGTCAAACACAATTCAGCCAAATTTGGTCGGGCACAGCTCACACCAATGGCATGGTTTATGTTGCTGACGATCCAAACATTTTGTTTGAGATTCAAGCAGATGGCAGTGTTAATGATGATGACATTGCAGCTAACGCAGCTTTAGTGCAAGGAACATCAAATGCAACTTTAGGTATTTCTAGAGTATCATTAGATATAAGCACTGCAGCAACTACAGCGGCTTTACCAATCAGAATTGTTGATTTCAGAGGTGGATTTGATGGTGATGAGAAAGGTACAGCTTTTCCTATAATGGTTTGTAAGTTTAATACAGGTCATCAACTTGGTATCGGTGTCGTTTCTGGCAACGCTCCATCAGCAGCTTAATAGGGAGATTGAACTATGGCTATTTCAAGAGCGCAACTCCTTAAAGAGTTGTTACCGGGTCTAAACGCCCTTTTCGGTCTAGAGTACCAAAAGTACGAAGACGAACATGCAGAAATCTATGACGTTGAAAATTCAGAGCGTAGCTTTGAAGAAGAAGTCAAATTGTCAGGATTTGGTGCAGCACCAATCAAGCAAGAGGGCGCAGCTATATCTTATGATACAGCTCAAGAGTCTTTCACTGCTAGATATAATCATGAAACTGTTGCAATGGGTTTCTCCATCACTGAAGAAGCGATGGAAGACAACTTGTATGACTCACTATCAGCGAGATATACAAAAGCATTAGCAAGAGCTATGGCTTATACAAAGCAAACAAAGGCAGCTTCATTGCTTAATACAGGTTTTGACACTTTCACAAGTGGTGACGGACAATTCCTATTTGATACAGATCATCCGACTGTAGCAGGTGGTAATAACCGTAACAGACCTACATCTGGTGCTGACTTGAATGAAACTTCATTAGAGCAAGCCGTTATTGATATTGCAGCTTTCGTAGACGAAAGAGGCTTATTGATTGCAGCTAGACCTAGAAAGTTAATCATTCCACCGGCATTAATGTTTGTTGCTACAAGAATTCTACAATCAGAATTAAGAGTAGCGACTGCAGACAATGACACAAATGCATTAAGATCAAATGGGTCAATCCCAGAAGGCTATTCTGTTAACCACTATTTAACAGACTCAGATGCTTTCTTTTTGACTACAGATGTTCCTAATGGAATGAAGATGTTCGTAAGAACACCTATGTCAACTGCAATGGATGGAGATTTCAACACAGGTAATGTAAGATACAAAGCCCGTGAGAGATATTCATTCGGTGTATCAGATCCATTAGGTATGTATGGATCACCGGGTGCATAAATAAAATAATATAGAGGGGCGTAAATCGCCCCTTTACTTTTTCCCTTAACAGTTACATTGTGTAACTGACACTTGCCACGATAAGGAGATTTACATGGCTAATACTACTTTTAACGGCCCAGTCCGTTCCGAAAACGGATTTCAAATAGTTTCAAAAGATGCCACCACAGGCACCGTTACCACTGTAGCAAGCACTGCTTCAACTGGAATTGTAACTAATAAATTTACCAAACATGTTGGCTTTGCAACTGGAGTTACTGTAAATAGTACTGCAGGAGACAGTGCAGCTATTGGTGAATTCACCCAACCTGCAAACACAATCATTACTGACATAAAGATACTCTGCGTTACTGCTCCAGTTATTGGAACTGGTGATATTGGATATGAAGTTGGTACATCTAGTTCTGGCGCACAGATTGTTGCAGCAGTAACTGACGAGATTCTTGATGGTGGCACAACTGTTGTTGTTGGTAATGTAACAACCACTACGCTTGTTGCAACAACACAAAATGCGACTACTGCTCCAGTTTCTCCGCAATATACTTCTGCTGAAAGAACTATATTTTGTAACATCACAAACACTGTGAATTCAACAACAGATGGGTCTTTCACATTCATTATTGAGTATGTACAAGTAGCATAGGAGGTTTATATGTCAGGTCGATCAGACACAAAGGCATTTAACATTAACCAAGGCGATGCCGCTGCTGTTCTAGGCCCTCAAAGGTCTAGAATTAGGCAGGTTGTTATATTTGGTAATGCTGCTGGTGTATTAACAATAAAGGATGGATCAGGTGGAGAAACTTTATTACTTCAAAGTTTTCCTACTGGGTTACATACACTGAACTTGCCGGATCAAGGAATATTAGCTGAGAATGGTGCTTATGTTCATGGTTTTACTGGTTCAGGTAATAAGTTAACCTTGTTCTTGTCATAATGGCTACAAAAGGCACAATGAAAGGTCACACTATAGGGGGCGGTCACAAACGCCCTACTAAGTCAGGCGCAGGCATGACTAAAAAAGGTGTGGCTAAATATCGCAAAGATAATCCCGGATCAAAACTAAAGACAGCTGTTACTGGTAAAGTAAAAAAAGGTAGCACTGCAGCAAAGAGACGTAAGTCTTATTGTGCAAGATCAGCAGGGCAAATGAAACAATTCCCTAAAGCTGCAGCTAATCCCAATAGTCGTTTACGACAAGCTAGAAGAAGGTGGAAATGTTAATGACACAAAAAAATGTTCAGTCTTTGCAAATAGAATTTGCCGAATGGAAGTCTAAACAAGATTATCTTGTTAAACATGTTGATGAGTTAAGATCAGATATGACAGATATCAAAAGGGCTGTATTTCAAGCTAAGTGGATGTTGATTGGTGCTTTAGCAGTGATAGCTGTAACTAATACAGGAGCGGTAACTGAATTGTTATCGTTACTTAAATAATGATATCAAGAACTACAATGAACAAACAAATGAAGGGAAATAAAATGGCATTACCAAAACCAAAACCAAAGAATCTTAAAAAGAAAAAAATAGGTGACGACTTTGTTGCTGGGGTTAAAAGTTTCTTTACCGGTTCTAAGAAAAAAGTCCCTAACAGTAAGAAAAGCCCTATTAGAAAACTAGCTGATGCTAAAAAAGCTAAAAAAGAAAAAACTCTTAAATCTCAAAAAGAGTCTACAAAATTTATAGGTAAAAAAGCCAATGCAACCGTAGATCCTCGTATAGTAAAAAAAGCTAAACCTACAAAAGGTCCTGTAGTTACTAAAGAACAGTTAAAGAAATCAGGATTAAGTCTTCGTGATTACATGAACTTTCAACAAGGCAAAACAAGAAAGAAAGGCCCTGTAGTTCCTAAGAGAGTTGCTCCGTCAGCAGGTGCTGGTAATGTTAAAACAGGTGACAAAAAAAGGAACGTAGTTGTTAAGAAAAGATATGGCGGCTCTATGAAGAGGGGTAAATAAAATGCCGATAGAAATTAAAAAAAGAAAAACAGGAAAGTATTCTCCTCCAAAACCACCTGCTAAGAAAAGAACTCCTATAGAATCTAAAAGCGGTGGAGTTATAAGAAAAAACATAGGAAAGATGTTAGAAACATTTTCTCCTGCCTATAGTATTATGAAGGGTAAAGGCCCAATATCTGGTGCTTTAGCTCAATTAGGAAAAACAGGTATGAGTCCTATTGGCTCTCTTGCTTTGGATAAAAGAGAAGAAGCAAAGAAAAGAAAAATGGCTATGGCTGCAGGAAGAAATGCAGGTAAGTCAGGTAACAATAGAATGACTCCTATGACAGGCATGATGGCTGGTGGCCCATTGAGAAGAAAAAAGTCAATAGATGGTTGTGCTATGAAGGGAAAGACGAGGGCTGTATAATGATTGATCAAATATGCCCTATTTGTAAAACAGCTATAAAAGAAACAAAAGAAAACTCTGTTGAATGCACAACATGCCAAGCTGTTATATCAGATGATGCAAGATGGGAAAGTTCTTTTGGTTATGAGTGGGTTAAAGAATTAAAAGAGATTCAAGATGCCCAATCGTAACTATCGTGGTGAATACGATAATTACCACAAGAAACCTGTTCAGAAGAAAAGAAGAGCCAGTAGAAACACAGCTAGGTCTACTATGAAAACTGCAGGTAAAGTCAAAAAAGGTGATGGTAAAGATGTTGCTCACAAGAATGGCAATCCTAAAGATAACAAAAGAAAAAATCTTACAGTAAAGCCTAAGTCAGTTAACAGATCATTTGCCAGAACAAGTAAAGCAAAAAAAGTTAACAGGAGAGCTTAGTGAAAGTAACAAGGTTAAATAGTGGTGGCTTTTTAACATCTGGTAGTGATGCAGGTGATCTAGCCATACTTCGTAAAGCAAAGAATATAGATGACGGCTCTGGCATGAAAGCTGGTGGTAGAGTTAAAAAGAAAAGCAAGGTCAATGAGGCAGGTAACTATACTAAGCCCGGACTTAGAAAAAGCATATTTAATAGAATTAAAGCAGGCGGCAAAGGCGGTGCGCCCGGTCAGTGGTCTGCTCGTAAAGCACAAATGATGGCTAAAGCTTACAAGAAAGCAGGTGGCGGCTACAAATAAGGAATGATACATTATGGACCCAGTTACTATATCTGT